GCACGCCCGCTACGACGACGGGCGCAAGGGCGCGCCGTGGGTCTCAGCCTTCGTGCACGAGGCGGTGACGTTCCCGAAGGGCGAGAGCGACGACCAGGTGGACGGCATGACGCAGCACCTCAACGCGACCTCCGGGTCGTACGCAGCGCGGCTCAGGGCCGCATTCGCAGGGAGCAAGTAGACGATGGGCTTCAGGAACATGATCGAGCGCGCCGTCGAGCGCGTTGACGGCTGGGCGAACGTGCTCACGGGCGTGGGCACCGTGCTGGGCGGGCGCGGGCGCGGCTCGTACAGCTACCAGGGGGCCGACAGGCTCGGCGAAGGGATGCTCGAGGAGCTGTATCACTCCGACGCCTACGCGGCGCGCATCGCGGAGGCGGTCCCGAAGCACGCGCTCCGTCGCGGCTTCAAGGTGAAGGTCGGCGACACCGAGCTCGAGACGCGCGTGCAGCGCGCCATCACCGCACTGCACATCACCCCGCGGCTGCGCGAGGCGTGGACCTGGGCGCGCGTGTTCGGTGGCGGCGCGGTGCTGCTCGGGTGCGACGACGGGCGCGACGCGTCGGAGCCGATCGACCCGCGCGCGCTCCGCCGGGTGCTCTTCGCCACGTCGGTGACGTCGCGCGAGGTGTGGCCCGAGACGTGGGACCTCGACCCGCTCAGCCAACGCTTCGGCGAGCCTGTCATCTACCGCCTCACGCGCGTGGGCGGCGGCGGCGGCATGGACACGTCGCGCGTGCATTACAGCCGACTCGTGCGCTTCGAGGGGCTCCCCACGACGCGCCAGCGCCGCATCACGCTGAAGGGCTGGGGCGAGAGCTACTTGCAGCGCGCGCACGACCTCCTCGTCGAGTGGAACGGCGCGCACACGGCGGTAAACGACCTCGTGCAGCAGAGCAGCATTGGCGTGTTCAAGATGAAGGACCTCATGTCCATGGTCGCGAGCGACCCGGACGGCCTGCTCAAGAAGCGCATGGAGGCCATGGACCTCGCCCGCTCCGTCGCGCGTAGCATCCTCCTCGACGCAGAGGGCGAGGCGTATGAGCGCGTCGAGGTGGGCGCGCTCACGGGCCTGCCCGACCTCCTCGACCGCTACTCGCTGCGCCTCGCGGGCGCGCTGGAGATGCCCGTCTCCATCCTCCTGGGGCGCGAGCCCGCGGGCCTCAACGCCACCGGCGAGGCCGACACGCGCGCGTGGTACGACGCGATAGACGCAGAGCGCGAGACGATCCTGAAGCCCGCGGTCGAGCGCATCGTTCGCCTGGTGCTGCTCTCGCAGGAGGGCCCCACGAGCGCGAAGGAGCCGGAGGGCTGGTCGGTGGAGTTCCCGCCCCTCTGGCAGCCCACCGAGAGCGAGCGCGCGACGCTGCGCAAGACCGTCGCCGACACCGACGCGGTGTACCTCCAGAACGGTGTGCTCACTCCCGAAGAGGTCGCCCGCTCCCGGTTCCGCCCTGAAGGGTGGAGCGCCGAGACGGAGGTCGACATCGCCGCGCGCCCGTCGCCGGGAGCTCCCGACGACGATCCGCCGCCCGCTCCGTCGCTCCCGGCCGCGAGCGACGCACCGCCCGCCGAGCAGGAGGGCCTCGCGGCGCCCGCGCGCAGCGGTATGGGTGGCGCCGGCGGGCCCACGAAGCCCGCGGGCATCCTGCCGATCGTGCCCGCCAACACCGAGGGGCAGAAGCCCGCGTGATCCCTCGCCCCGCCGTCTCCCCAGGCCCCCGCGGCGCGCGTCGAGCCCCCCGGCTCAACCGCCCGTCGGGGCTGCGCCCGCCGCCCCCCTCCGCGGCCATGGCGACGTACACACGCGCGCTGCTCGACCTGAACGCACGCGTCGCCGACGAGGTCGACGTGATCCTGCGCGCGGCGGGGCTCATGCCCGAACGCACCGACGCAGCCGCGGACGGTGACGGGCCCGCCGTTGCACCCGACGCCGTGGCGCGCGCGCAGCGCCAGCTCGCCGAGCTGCGCGAGCGGATGCTGCGCGGCGAGAAGAACCCGCTCGCGACGCTCGACGTGGTCGCCTCGCGCGTGACGGCGCACAGCGGCCGCGCGTGGCAGGCCGCGCTCGCGAAGCTGGGCGTGCGCATCGCCGACGTGCAGGCGCCGCACCTCGAGCACCTGCGGAGCCTCTGGCAGCACCGCAACCTCGACTTGATCAAGTCGCTCCCGCTCGACCATGTCGACCGCGTGCGCGACGTGCTCAACGAGATGAGGGGCGCTCGCGTCGAAGACCTCGCGAAGCGCATCGCCGAGACGACCGACGCCACCGAGGCGCGCGCGCGGCTCATCGCCCGCGACCAGACGTTGAAGCTCAACGCCGAGATCACCGAGGCGCGCCACCGGGCCGCTGGGGTGACGGAGTACGTGTGGCGGGCCTCGCGCGACGAGCGCACGCGCGAGCGGCACAAGGAGCTCGACGGCACGCGGCAGCGGTACGCGATGCCTCCCGTCGTCGACGAGCGCACCGGGCGCCGCGCGAACCCGGGCGACGATTACCAGTGTCGGTGCATCGCCGACCCCATCCTCCCGGGCATCGACGACTGAGCGTCCCCCGGTTGCGTGCCACCTGTCTCTAGCACCACGCGCGCGTGCGCCCGCACCATCCGGGCCGATGCCCACCCCCGACCGAGTCCACCGACAGGACTTCGCGGGCTCCACGTCGAAGGTGACGCGGACGCCCCAGGGCGGGCTCCGTCTCGACGCGGCCATCACGCGCGTCGGTGTGCTCACGTACACGGACGTCAACGGCAAGAGCTGGCGCGAGTACAAGCCCGCCGACGAGGTGTTCCGGCCCGACTCGCTCGCGACGCTCGAAGGGGCACCGGTCACCGAGCTCCACCCTGAGAAGCTCGTCGACGGCGCCAACTGGAAGAGCGTCAGCGTCGGGCACCTCATCGGCGCGCCGCGGCGCGATGGAGACTTCGTGGTCGCCCCCGTCGCCGTGCAGGACGCTGGCACCGCGGGGCGCGTCGAGGCCCACGAGCTGCACGACGTCAGCGCGGGCTACACGTGCCGCGTCGACTGGACGGCGGGCGTCACCCCCGAGGGCGAGCCGTACGACGCGATCCAGAGGGACATCGTCTACAACCACGCGGCCTTGGGACCCGAAGGGTGGGGCCGCGCTGGAACCGAAGTGTCGCTGCGCATGAACGGCGCGGCGTGTCAGGTGCGCGATGTCGCGCCTGGGAAAGCAGGCACGATGAAGAAGATCAAGATCAAGGGACGCGAGTTCAAGCTCGACGCCGACGACGAGATCGCCAAGGCGCAGGACGCCGTCGGTGAGCTCGAGGCCGCGCAAGAGAGCGAGCTCGGTGCGGTCAAGGACGCGCTGATGGAGGCCCTCAAGAAGGTCGCCTCGCTCGAAGCGAAGATCGCCGTCGAAGAGGCTGCCGAGGCGAAGCCCGTCACCGAAGACATGGTGCCCGAAGAGGTTGCCGACGCGCTCGCGTCGAAGCGCCTCGCGCTGCGCCAGCGCGCTGCGAAGGTGCTGGGCGCCGATGTGAAGCTCGACGGCCTCACCGCCGCGGCCATCCACAAGCTCGTGGTGGCGAAGGCCCTCCCGGCGGTGAAGCTCGACAGCCTCGACGCGAAGATCGTCGAGGGCATGTTCGTGGCCGCGACCGACGGCGCCTCCGACGTGGCGCGCGCCAACAGCCTGCGCAACGCGCACCCTGGCCCTCCCGTCGACGAGCGCAACGACTCGCACGACGACGAGAACCTCTCGCCCGCCGCGGCCCTCAACGGCCGCACCCACAACCGATTCGACAACCGCGGCCGCGCCGCCGCCGAGAAGGCCTGAGCCATGGCGAACTTCGTTCAGAACAGCTACGACTTTGCGCCGGCGGCGGGCCTCCCCGGTCAGCACGCGCGCTTCAAGCCGGGGCAGTACCTCGCGACCCTCATCGCCCTCGCGGCCATGACCCCCGGCCTCGTCGCCTTCAACGGGCGCGCGGTCGGTGGCGCGGCGGGCGAGGGCGGTCACATGACCGCTCCGGCCGCGAGCGCGACGGGCATCCTGGCCACCGGCGGCGCCTCGTCGGCCTCGTCGCAGACCCTCAGCGGGGCGACGCTCAACGGCACCTACGGCAACGGCGCCGAGCTGATGCCGCCCCGCAACGTGACCCTCGTGCTCTCGTCGTCGGCCGACTGGGACGCCACCACGGCGACTGTCACGGGCACCGACGAGAACGGCGCGGCCCTCACCGAGAGCATCGCGATTCCCAACGGCGGCAACGCCACCGTCCTGGGCGCCTCGGCGTTCCGCACGGTCACCAGCATCGTGATTCCCGCGCAGTCGGGCACCGGCGGCACCTTCACCGTCGGCATCGGCTCCGTGTTCGGCTCCGTCGACCATCTCGTCGAGGGCCTCGTCGCGCGCGACATCACGCGCAGCGCCGTCGCCTTCGCCGCGGGCGAGCTCGTTCCCGTGATGCGCAACGCCGACGCCTTCGTGACCAGCGAGAGCGCCGTGAAGGAGGGTGATCCCGTGTTCGTGCGCGTGCGCGCGCCGTCGGGCGAGACCATCGGCGCCGTGCGCGCCACGCCCGTCGCGGGCGAGACCGTGCGCCTCAAGAACGCGCGATTCACCAGCACCAACAGCGCGGGCCTGAGCCGCATCGACCTCAACCTCCCGGCGGGCTGAACATGACGAACCCCCTCAACAAGATGACGCCCGCCCGGCAGCGGCGCATCGACACCATCTTCAGCGCCGCCGCGCGCGAGATCGCCGCGAAGATCGCCGACGAGCGCATGGACGCGAGCTCGACGCTCCACCTGGCGCGCCAGCTCGAAGAGCTCGACAGCGAGACGTACTACGTCGAGTACCCCGAGTTCCGCGGCGTCGAGATCCTCCCGATCAAGAGCAACATCAACCCGGGCGCAGATAACTACCGCTACCAGGTGCGCGACCGCAACGGCGAGTTCACCCCCTCGGCGAACCTCACCGACGACTCGCCCAAGCAAGAGATCGCGGGCGACAGCGTCACCGCGAACCTCTACTCGTGGCGCGGGCACTACGCCTACAGCGTGCAGGACATGCGGCGCGCGGCCATGGCCGGGATGCCCCTCGAGAACGACAAGGCGCTCGCCGCGCGCGAGAACGCCGAGACGAAGATCGACGAGGTGCTTGCCACCGGGCACAGCCCCCTCGGGATCACCGGCTTCTACAACAACGCCAACGTGAGCGCCGTCACGGCCGACACCGGCTCGTGGGACATCGCAGGCACCGACGCCGATGAGATCGTCGCAGACCTCAACAAGGTCGTGCGCGCGATCATCACGGACACCAAGGGCAGGGTGAAGCCGAACGCGATCATCCTCACCCCGACGCAGTACGCCGCCGCGGACACGAAGCGCCTGCCGAACACCGAGATCAGCGCGCTCGACTTCTTCAAGAAGAAGAACCCGCAGATCATGGTTAGCGAGTGGGCGCGCGGCGAGACCGCCGGCGCCAGCTCGGTGCGCCGCCTGATGGTGGGCCGCATGGACCGCCGCACGCTCGAGGCCCTCATGCCGGTCCGGTATGAGACCTTCCCCCCGGAGATTCAGGGCCTGACGTACCGCGTCGAGGCCCACGTGCGCATGGGCGGCGTGATCTTCCGCTACCCCGCCGCGTGGCGGTACATGGACGGGTGCTGAGGTGAAGGCTCGCGTCATCAAGCACGCGGTCGACGGCGTCGCCATCGGTGGCGTCGTCGAGCTCATCGACAACCTCGCCAACCGCGCGCTGGTCGCGGCCGGCGTGATCGAACCCCTCGAGGCGCTCCCCGACGCGCCCCCGGCGAAGCCCTTCAAGGCAGCGCCGAAGGGCGACCTCCGCGCGGCCGAAGACCTCCAGCGCCGCTTCGACATCGCGTGGGAAGAGGCCCAGGGGCAGATCGCGAGCCTCCGAGCCGAGAACGCTGAGCTGCGCGCCGCGCTGCTCGCCGCGACCCCCGACGCCAAGCCCGCGCGGGCCCGGCGGGAGGGCTGAGCCGTGGCTGTGACCGTGGCCTCTCTGACGGAGCGCTTCCCCGAGATCGGGCCTACGCCCGAAGCCGTGGTGACGCGCGCTATCGCAGAGGCCACGCGTCGCACCTCCCTCGCCGCGCTGGGTGACCGCTACGACGACGCGGTCGCACTGCGCGCGATGCACCTCCTCGCCGTGAGCCCCCAGGGCCTCAACGCGCGCCTCGATACGAAGCCCACCGACAACCCGCTTCGCGCGAGCACCTACGGGCAGGAGCTGCTCGGCCTCCAGCGCGAAGCCGCGGGTGGGCCGCACATGATCGGGTGCGGGCCGCTCGCATGAGCAAGGTCACCGTCAAGGACAACGGCGCGAAGGCGCTCCTCGCGCGGGCCCACAAGCTCGCGGCGGGGCGCGTCGTGCGCGTCGGTGTGCTCGACGATGCCCCGAAGCGCGAGGGCGAGGGCGGCACCGGATCGCAGTCGCTGCTCGAGGTCGCCGCACAGCACGAGTTCGGCGCCGGGCGTATTCCGCAGCGCTCGTTCATCCGCGGCACGGTCGAGGCAAAGGGCGCCGAGATCGCCGACCTTCAGGTGTCCCTCGCGGGCCGCGTGCTCAAGGGCAAGCTCGACCCCGACCAGGCGCTCGAGCAGCTGGGCGCGAAGGTCGTCGGCATGGTGCAGACGCGCATCGCGGCGGGCATCGCCCCGGCCCTGCACCCCGACACGATCGAGAAGAAGGGCAGCTCCACGCCCCTCATCGACACGGGGCAACTGCGAAGCTCCATCACCTACCGGGTGGGCTGATGAACTTCGCCACCATCAACCCGGCCCTCTGCACCCTCGCCTCGAAGATCACCGGAGTCGAGGCGGGCTGCTGTGTCTTCGAGGATGCGCCGCGCCCCCGTTCGAACGGCTCGCTCGCGATCCTCTCGTGGGTGTCCCCGGGCGCCGCGGTGGGCATCGACGCGACGCGCTGGGCCTTCGAGTCGCACCCCGACGCCCCCCTCACCGAGATGACCCCGACCGTCGGCGGCGACCGGATCGCCGTGCTGCAGATCGCCGTCGAGACCACGGCGTCATGGACGGCCGCAGAGATCGCCGCCAACCGCGCGCGCACCCTCCTGCGCGCCCCCTCGTCGCTCGCAGCGCTCCGGGCCGTTGGCCTCGCGCTCGCGACGGTGGGGCCGACGACGCGCGCCCCGTACACCGCCGACAACCGCCGCGTCGCGCGCTCGCTCTTCGAGGTGCGCCTCAACGCCGTCGACGAGCAGGCCGACACCGACGGCCGCACCAGCTACATCGCCACGGTGGAGGTGACGGGCGCCGTCGTCGACCCGGCTGGCACCGACCTCCCCGACAGCATTCAGCCCACCATCACAGGGTGACCCATGGCCGACTTTCTCTCACAGCTCGCCGACATTCAGATCGACCGCGCCACGCGCACCCCCTCACAGGTCGGGTTCGGCCGGCCGCTCGTCGCCGCCTACCACACGAAGAACGCCGACCGCGTGCGCTCCTACGCCGACGTCAGCGAGCTCGTGGCCGACGGGTTCAACCCCTACGACCGCGCGTACCAGCTCGTGGCGGCGATGCTCTCGCAGGAGCCCGCGCCCCCGGTGGTGAGTCTCGGGCGCCGCGCGCTGGCGTTCACCCAGGTCGTCGACCTCACCCCGGCCGCGGCTCCCGCCATCGGCGACGTCACCACGGTGAAGGTCGACGGGCTCACCGCGACCTTCACGGCGACGGCGACGACCATCGCCAACGTCTGCACGGGCCTCGCGGCTGCGATCAACGCCCTCGGCGTGGTCAACGCCATCGTCGCGACGGGCGCCTCGAGCGCGAGTGAGCAGACCCTTGCAGGCGCCTCGCTCGACGGGGCCTCCGGCTCTGCGTCGCTGGGGCAGCCGCGCAACATCACGTTCACGTTCTCGGCGCACGCCAACTGGGACGCGACGACCGCGACGCTCAACGGGCTCGACGGCAACGGCGCCGCGCAGACGGAGTCGATCTCGATTCCCAACGGCGGCGACGCGACGGTGACGAGCACGAAGCGCTACCTCCAGGTCACCAGCATCGTGATCCCGGCGCAGTCTGGCACGAGCGGTACCTTCACCGTCGGCACGCGCGCGCCCGTCACCGCGGTGGGCAGCTCGGGCACGAAGGTGGTGTGCACCAGCGCCGCGGGCGAGCTGCACAGCTTCGAGCGCGTCACGGCGGACAACCTGCTGCTCAAGGATCAGACGGCCAACCCCGGCATCGCCACCGACCTCAACGCCATCCAGGACGCCAACGACGACTGGTACGGCCTGGTGCTCGACTCGCAGGGCGCGGCCGAAGTCGCCGCTGCCGCCGCGTGGATCGAGACGGCGAAGAAGCTCTGCGCGGTGCAGACCAGCGACACCGACATGCTCGCGTCGGGCAGCTTCACGTGCCTGGGCTACACGCTCAAGAACGCGGGCTACACCCGCACCACGCTGTGGTTTCACCCGAAGCTGGGCACCGCCGACTCGCTCGTTGCCGCGGCCATCATGGGCGAGGAGTTCCCCAAGCTCCCCGGCGCCTCGAAGTGGTCGTTCAAGGACCTCGCGGGCATCGCCTCGTACGCGCTCACGACGACGCAGCGCACGGGCGTCGAGAGCTACAACGCGAACCACTACATCGAGGCCGGTGGGCTCCCGATCACGTACCCCGGCAAGGTCTCTTCGGGCGAATGGGTCGACGTCGTGCGCGACCTCGACTGGCACACGTCGCGCCTCAAGACGCGCCAGCTCGCGGTGCAGGTGGCCAACGACAAGGTGCCCTTCACCGACGGCGGCATCGCGCTCCTCCTCGCCGAGGTGCGCGCGCAGAACACCGAGAGCGTCGAGGCGGGCGTGTTCGCCGCGAGCCCTGCCCCGACGGCAACGGCCCCCCTCGCGAGCGCCGTGAGCAGCGCCAACAAGGCCGCGCGCAACCTCCCCGGCGTCACGTTCCAGGCGACCCTCGCCGGTTCGATCAACACCATCGTCATTCGCGGCCGCGTCGCCGTCTGATAGGAGCCCCACCCCATGCCTGCACTCCAGCCGTACGACAGCAACGCAGTCTCAGTCGCCCTCGGTGGCCGCGCGATCGACGGAGGCCGCGCCGCGGGCAAGTTCGTCTCGACCGCCTTCGAGAGCGAGATGTTCAAGACGACCCCCACGGCCGACGGGCCCGTGGTGCGCTCGAAGATCAACAACGAGTCGGCGACGATCACGCTCACCGTCATGCAGACGTCGCCCGCACACGCGCTGCTCACCGAGCTCTACGCCGCGGCGCGGGCCTCGGTGAACGGCAACGACATCATGGCTTTCGAGATCCGCGACCTCAACGGCGGCGGGCTGCGCGAGTCGGCCGCACGGTGCTGGATCGAGAAGGCACCCGACAATGACTACGGCGCCGAGGCGGGCGAGCGCGAGTGGACGCTCAAAACCGACCGGCTCGTGCGTGCGGTGGGCACCTGATGCTCGCCGCGCAGGCACAGCAGAGGGAGATCGACGGCGTCACCTACGAGGTGCTCCCGCTCGCGTCGGGCATGAGCCTCAAGGTGCTGGCGCGCGTGCTGCGCATGGCGGCGCCCGGCTTCGAGTCGGTGGCGTCGCTGCGCGAGGCCGCGGGCTCCCTCGGCGCGATGCTCGCGGGCGGGCTCTCGGGCCTCGACGAGGAGGTGCTGGCGTTCGTGTGCAGCGAGCTCGCGAAGGTCACGCGCGCGCACGTCGGCGAGGGCAAGGTGCTGCAGCTCTCCCAGGTCTTCGAGACGCACTTCCAGGGGCGCATCGTGGCCCTCTTCGCGTGGCTTCGGTTCGCGGCAGAGGTGACGTACGGCCCTTTGGGCGAGATGCTCAAGGCGCAGCTCGACGCCCCTCCGGCGGCGCGCGGCTGACGATCCCCGGTCACATCGCGTGGCCGGTGTGGCGGGTGGCGACGAGCGGCGACTTCAGCGATTCGCTGCACACGATCTCGACCGAATGGAGCCTCGCTGACGTGGTCGACGCGAACACGGTGCTCGACAGCCTCGACGAGGCGCGCGAGCGAGCGAGAGCAGAGCAGGAGCGACGATGAGCAGCGAAGCCCTCCGCAGCGTGATGATGGAGCTGGGCTTCGAGGTCGACGCCGCGAAGCTCGACGCGCTCGAAGCCCGCCTCAAGACCTTCGTCGGCACCACGAAGAAGACCACGGCCGCGACCGACGACGCGGCCAAGAAGACGAAGAAGACCCTCGCTGAGCGCGTCACGGCGCTGCACGAGGCAGCAGACGAAGAGCGCGCCGTCTACGACGCCCGCAAGGCCTTCGCGGCGTCGAGTGCGGGCGCTGAGCACGCGGCGTGGCAGAAGGCGTCGAAGGGGATCAACACCTTCGCCGACGCCACCGAGCGGGCATCCGAGTACCTCTCGGAGAAGCTGGGCACGAAGCTCCGCGCGACGAACCCCCTCCTCGACAAGCTCGCGCAGAAGACGGGCATGAGCTCGTCGGCGCTGGGCAAGGTGTTCGTGGGCGCGACCCTCGCCGCGGTCGCCGTGATGGGCACCGCGACCCGCGCCGCGTTCGCGTTCGCCAACGCCTTCGCGGCCGACGCCGAGGCCCTCCGCGACACGGCGCGCGAGTCGAGGGTGACCACGACGCAGCTACAGGAGCTCGACCACGCCGCGGTGCAGGGCGGCGTAGGCGTCGAGCGGATGCGCGCGGGCGTCGCGACCTTCGGCCAGGCGCTTCGCGCGGGCGAGCGCTGGGGCAACGGCACGACGTCGATGCTCCGTCGGCTGGGCATTCAGGCGCGCGACGCCAACGGGCGCATCCGGCCGACGGGCGAGCTCATCAACGACACGGCCCTTGCGCTCGAGCGCATCGAGAGCCCCTACCGCCGCGCGCACGTCGCGCAGCAACTCTTCGGGGCGAGCGGGCGCCGGATGCTGGACGTGCTGCACAGCGGGCCCGGCGGCATCGCGGCCCTGCGCGACGAGCTCGCCGACCTCGGCGGCGGCATCACCCCGGAGGCGACGGAGGCCGCGCGGAAGTACACCCAGGCGCAAGAGCGCTTGAAGGTCGCGAGCGACTCGCTTCGATCGGTGCTCGCGGTCGCGCTCCTCCCGGTGCTCTCGTGGGTGACGCAGAAGGGGGCCGAGCTCGCGGGGCTGTGGGCGCGCCTCACCAGGGGCACGCACGTCACGCAGCTCGCGCTCGTGGCCCTGGGGCTCGTGGGCGCCGCGGTCGCGTCGGGGCTCGTGGTCGCGTGGTTCCCGGTCATTGCCCCGGTGCTCGCGACTGCGGCAGCCGTCGCCGCGGTGATCGCGGTGATGGATGACCTCATCACGATGATGGAGGGCGGCGACAGCGCCACCGGCCGCTTCATCGACCGCATGTTCGGCGTCGGCACCACGGAGTCTGTGGTGCGCGGCGTGCGGGATCTGTGGCGCGAGACGGCCGAGGCCGCAGAGCGCGCGGTCGAGGCCGTGCGCAGCTTCGGGGAGTCGAGCGAGGACACCGAGGCGCGGCACATGGAAGAGAACGCGGCGCGCGAGCGGAACGCCGCAGACCGCGCGCGCGCCTCGCTCGCACCGGGCGAAGGCTACGAGGCTGCGGGGCCGTCGAAGGGCGCAGGGCGCGCAGCACGGCCGAAGGGCGCGAACGCGTCGACCGCGGCCATGACCGGCCCTGCGCTCGCACCGATCAACGCGGGGCCCGCGCTGCGCACGGTCGCCGCGCCGGGCTCCGTCTCGCAGCGCACGACGCGCGTCATCAACCGCACCAGCGCCCCGGTGATGCACTTTCACGGCGTGACCGACGCCGACCAGATCGCGGGGCGCGTGCGCGAGGTGATCCGCCGCGAGGATGCGACGCAACGCGACGCCGATCACCCCCAGGAGGATGACGAATGAGCGTCCTACTCTCATGGCTCGACGCGGCCGGCGCTGAGGCGTCGCTCGAGATCGACGGCACCCCCTCGCGCGGGTACGAGAGCGCGGCCGACATCACCGAGCACCCCGTCGAGACGGGCACCGCGGTGGCCGATCACATCCGCCCCCTCAACCCGACGATCACGTTGGAGGGCATCATCAGCAACGCCCCGGTGCTCGTGCCGTCGGGGCAGCTCGAGGGCGCGACCCGCGCCGCGGCGTCGAAGGTGCTCCCCAGCGGGCAGAAGGTCACCACGCAACAGTGGAGCGGCACCTTCGACCGCAAGGCAGCGTGTGACCGGCTGCTGCTCGCGCTCGTCGAGGGCGGCGTGCTCGTCACCCTCACGACCCCGCTGCGCGTGACCGAGTCGCTTGCCATCGCCCGGTACAAGGTCGACGAGTTCGCCGACACCGGCGACGCGCTGGCGCTCACGCTCGAGCTCCGGCGCGTGCGGGTGGTGAGCACCGTGCGCGTCGCCGTCCCGGCTGTGCGTCGGCTGCAGGTGCAGGCCGAACGGGGCGCGCAACCCGTCGACGACCGCTCCCTTCTCGCGCGGGCCCTCGACGGCGGCGCGCCCGTCACCGCCGCGCAGGATCGCGCAGCGCGCCAGCGGCAGGGAGTCAGACCATGAGCGCGTTCATCCCCTGCGCGCCGTCGGGCGCAGCCTACTGGCAGCAGCGCACGGCGCTCGACGGCGTCGATTACCTCCTGACGTTCCGCTGGTCGCAGCGCGAGGGCGTGTGGTCGCTCGACGTCGCAGACCTCGACGGCGTCGCCATCGTCTCGGGCCTCGTGCTCGTCGTGGGCGTGTCCCTCCTGCGCGGCGTCGTCGACACGCGGCGCCCCGCGGGCGAGCTCGTCGTGGTCGACACGAGCGGCGCGAACGACCGCGACCCGGGCTTCGACGACCTCGGCGCCCCGGGCGCGCGCTTCGTGCTCGCCTACTTCACGGCCGCGGAGCTTGCGGCGTGAGGATCTTCGGCCGCTCGTGGCGCGTGCAGGTGGGCTCGCTCGACGTGAGCGATTTGCGGGTGGCTTTCAAGGTCACCCGCACCCTGATGGCGCGCGCGGGCACCTGCGAGCTGACCATCTCCAACCTCACCGAAGCGCACCGCCGCGAGATCACCACGGCCCCGCGGCGCCGCACCTTCGTCGAGATCCAGGCGGGCTACCTCGAAGGGCGCTCGACGATCTTCAGGGGCGACCTCCGAAAGGCCATTCCCGCGCGCGAGGGCGCCGACTGGGTGGTGAAGGTCACAGCGGGCGACGGCGAGCACGCGCTTCGAACGGCGCGCGTCGGGCGCTCGTTCTCGGCGGGCACCTCGATGGGCACCGTGGTGCAGGCCATCGCCGACGCCATGGGCGTGGGCATCGGCAACGCGCGCGAGGCCCTGCGCGGCGCGCAGCTCGGGAGCGAGAGCACCTTCCCCGCGGGCACCGTGCTCTTCGGGTCGGCTGCGAGTGAGCTCACGAAGCTGTGCGAGAGCGCGGGCCTGTCGTGGTCGATCCAAGACGGCAACCTCCAGGTGATCCCCCTGGGGGGCTCGCTCGCCCGCACCGCGATCCTGCTCTCACCCGACACCGGCATGTACGAGTCGCCCGAGATCGTGAACCGGCGCACCATCACCGTGAAGGCCGCGTTGATCCCCGGCCTCACCCCCGGCCAGCTCGTCGTGGTCGAGAGCTCCGTCGCAACGGGCTCGTGGCGCATCACCGAGGCGGCGTATGCGGGCGACACCGGCGGCGCCGAATGGGGCGCGACCCTCACGTGCCACCGGCCGCGCCCGCCGCTCGTCGGCAGCGCCATCTCGACGACACCCAACCAGGAGTAGCCCGATGGAGCGACCGACCTTCCCCACGGACCGCGACGTGCTCGACGCGCGCGCGCAGCAACAGTCGCTGGAGACCTTCACGGCGCTCCCCGGGCGCGTGCAGAGCTACGACGCGGCGACGCAGCTCGCCGACATCGTGCCGTGCGTGCGGCACCCGGTGCCCCAGCCCGACGGCACGACCCCGTGCGAAGACCTCCCGGTAATCCCCGGCGTTCCGGTGCTCTGGCCGCGCGTCGGCGCGTGGTTCCTCGCGATGGGCCTCGAGCCCGGCGACACGGTGCAGTTGCTGTTCAACAGCGCCGACATTGGCCCGTGGGTGACCGGCGACGGATCGACGGTGAACCCCGCGGACCTTCGACGGCACCACCTGGCGCACGCGGTCGCGATCCCCGGTCTCTACGTGCAGCAGCGCGCCCTCACGCACGCCCCCGCCGGCGGCGCGGGGCTCGTGCTCGGGTCGGACGCCAGCGGGGCCCGCGTGGCGCTGCTCGCCAACGGCACGCTGCGCATCACCCAGGGCGACGCGACGGTGCTCGAGGTCGACACGGCGGGCGTGGTGCACCTCGGCGGCGCCGCGGGCGAGCTCGTGGCGCTCGCCAACCTCGTCACGACGCAGCTCATGGCGCTCAAGACCGCGATCAACGCCGCGCCCGTGGTGCCCGGCGACGGCGGGGCGACCTTCAAGGCCGCCATCATGGCGGCGCTAGCGTCGTGGCCCGCGACCGTGGCCGCGACGAAGACGAAGGCGACCTAGCGGCAGGCGCTCCCGAAGCAACTGCCAGAGCACGCGCGCCCGCAGGCGCCGCAGTTGAAGGCGTCGTAGCGCAGGTCCGCCTCGCAGCCGTTGGCCGCAAGGCCGTCGCAGTCGCCCATGTTCGGCAGGCAGCCCATGCAGGCTCCGGCGGCGCACGCGACGCCTGGGCGGCACAGCGTCGCGCACGAGCCGCAGAACATGGGCGTCGAGAGGTCCGCTTCGCAGCCGTTGGCGGCGCGCCCGTCGCAGTCGGCGAAGCCCGCGCGGCACGCGATCGTGCACGAGCTCGAGGCGCACGCCCCCATCGCGTTGGCGCGCGCGGGGCACCCGACGCCGCACGCGCCGCAGTTCGCTGGATCGCGCGTCGTGTCGGCGCATCGCCCGCCACACATGGCGGTGCACGAGGTGTCGGGGGCGGCGTCGCGCGGGACATCGGCGAGGGCATCGGGGCCCGCGTCGGCCTGGGACACTTCGGGGCTCACATCGGTCGAAACGTCGACGATTACCGGGGCATCAACCTGGGACGCTTCGGGCGACGCGTCGGCGCCTGGTGAGGGCGACGGATCGGCGCTGCACGCGGCGGCGAGGGCGAAGACCAGGGCGAGGGCGAGGCGCATGGGCCGAGACGGTATCAGCGTCCCCCGGTTGCGTGCCACCATAGGCTAGCGGCTCACGCGCGCGCGCACGCACCCTGCGGGCGTGCGGACCTTCGCCCTCGACCCGACGACCGGCGACCTTGCGATTTCGGGCGGGCGCCCGGGCATCGCAGAGGGCCTCGACGCCACGGTGCAGAAGCTCCGTGTGCGGCTGCGCTTGTGGCAGGGCGAGTGGCCCTTTGACCGCACGGTGGGCATCCCCTACGGGCGCATTCTCGGCGAGAAGGGCATCAGCGCGTTCGCGTCGGCGACGCTGCGCCAGGCCATCGCGACGTCACCCGGCGTGGCCACGCTCGACGCCTACGCGTTCACCGAAGACCGCGCGCGCCGTAGCGCCTCGCTGGCGTTCCGCGCCACGTCGGTGACGGGCGAGCCCATCACCATCACCGACTTCGTGGTGGGCGGCTGATGGCGGGCCTTACGACCACGGGCTTCGTGGTGAAGACCGCCGCGGAGGTGCTCGCCGAGCTCGCCGACGCTCAGCGCGCGTCGTCGGCGCTCGGGCCCGACTGGGACACCAGCGCCGAGAGCCCGACGGGGCAGCTCAACGGCTCCATCGCCACGCGCCTGGGCTCCCTCTGGGAGCTCGCGAAGCTCGTGTACGACTCGCGCGACCCGCGCGCGGCGCGCTTCGCAGCCCTCGACTCAGTGAGCGCGCTCACGGGCACCGCGCGCGAGGCCGCGCAGAAGGGCACCGTCACCCTCACACTCTCCGTCGCCGCGGGCCGCACGATCCCCGCGGGCAGCGTCGCGCACGTCGTCGGCGCGCCCACGAACCGATGGGTGACGAAGGCCGCGGCGGTGAACTCGACCGGCTCGACGGCCTCGGTGAGCGTCGCCGCGGAGGCCGAGATCGCTGGCGCCGTCACTTCGAACGGCGCGAGCTACGCCGCCAACGCGGGCACCATCACGGCCATCGCTACGCCCGTCACCGGCTGGCTCTCGGTGACGAACGCCAGCGACGCCGTCACGGGCACCGCGGCCGAGACCGACCCGGTGCTGCGCGCGCGTCGCGACGACGAGCTGTACGCGCAGGGCAGCGCCTTCGACGCGGTGCGCGAGGCCCTCCGCGCGGTCGACGGCGTCGTGGTCGTGACCGTCGACGAGAACGACACCGACACCGACGAGCGGTACCGCGGCGGGCTCCCGCCGCACAGCGTCGAGGCCATCGTGCAGGGCGGCACCGACGCAGCGGTTGCCGCGGCCCTGTGGTCGCGCCGCGCCTTCGGGATTCGGAGCTACGGCACCTCGTCGGCGACCGTCGTCGACGATGGCGGCGCGACGCGCACGCTCTACTTCACCAGGCCGACGACGGTGAACGCCTACGCCGAGGTTGTCGTCGAGATCGACGCTGCGACCTATGCGGGCGACGCGGCGCTCAAGGCCGCGGTCGCAGCGGTCACCACGGGGCAGCTCGCGGGCGCGCCCATCCGACGCAGCGACATCATCGCGGCGGCGCGCGCCGTCACTGGCGTCACCGACTGCACGCGCGTGCGTCTCGGGCGCGCGTCGAGCTCGCTCTTCGAGGCCAACCTGCTCGCGAGCACGCGCGAGGCCCTCTCGCTCGCCACGGCGCGCGTCGAGGTGGTGATCGCATCGTGAGCGAGCCCGTCGCCATCACCAGTCAGGCGCGCGACCCTGACCACGTCGCGGAGGCACTCGCGGCGCTCGCGTCGCAGTTCCGCCGCCCCGCGATCGAGGCCATCGCCACGACCTGGGCGACGCAGGCGCAGGAGATCGAAGACGCCCTGTGGGAGCTGTACGGCCTGGGCATCGACGACAGCGAGGCGCACGCGCTCGACCAGATCGGGTGGCTGATGCGGCAGCCGCGCGCGGTGGGCATGGCCGACGCCGTGTACCGGCGCGTGCTGCGCGGGTGCGTCGAGGCGCGACGCTCCGGCGGGCGCGGCCCCGGCGTCGTCGCGACCATGCGCGCGCTCGTGGGCTCCGATGCGTTCACGCTGCGCGAGACCTTCCCCGCGGCGTTCATCGCTGAGCCCGACGCGTCGACGTCGATCCCGGTGGAGATCATGCGCGCGGTGCTGGCGCGCGCGAAAGCGGCGGGTGTCGGCCTCGCGGTGATCGACGTTCCCGCGGGCAACACGTTCGCGTTCTCGACCTCGATGATGCGCGTGCAGACCGACGCGAGCCGCGGCTTTTCGGACACGACTCAGGCAGCGGGCGGCGTGCTCGTAGGGGTGATGTGATGGAGCCAGGAGCACGGCCCGACGCGGTCCCGCGCTGGGGCAGCGACTCGACGATGGTACAGCCTCCCAGCGGCGCGGCCGCGGCGGGCTTCAGCACCGAGGAGCGCCCTCCGGCGCAGTGGTTCAACTGGCAGTTCAACCGCTACGGCGGCTGGATCGACTACCTGCGCGGCCCCAACGTCGAGCACTGGACGCGCTACAGCCACGGCACCGAGCTCGACACCGAGACCTACCGACGCTTCGCGGTCGACACGGCCACCGCAGACGCGACGGGGCAGGCGTTCCGCTACGTCGCCATCGGGCAGGTGTCGGGCACGACCACGATTCGCGTGTCGCGCACGGGCACCGAATGGGTGGCGCGCACCAACGGGCCGTCGAGCGGCGCTGCGTACCTCACGGCGCTCGCCGTCATCGGGTCGAAGTGGATCCTCGGCGACGACTCCGGCAACCTCTACTACGGCGCCGTCGACACGGGCGCGGGCTCGGGCCCCGTTGGCACCAGCGGCACCGCGTGGACGCTCGCGACGGGCGTGTCGTCGGGCGCAGTGCGTGAGTTCGCGTCGAACGGCTCGCGCATCTTTGCTATCTCGGCGTCGGGCGGCGTTCGCAGCGACGACGGCGGGGCGACCTGGGCGACCTACGGCGGCACCACCGGCACCGCGCGCAGCGGCGACGGGTGGAGCACCGTCTACGACGGCAGCCGCTACCTCTTCACGACGCAGTCGGGGCAGGTCTACGCGAGCGCTGACGGCGACGTCTTCGCGTACCGGAGCACCGTCTCGGCGACCTCCGCCGCGTGGCAGCTCGCCCTCGGCGCTACCGGCGAGGTGATCGCGTGGCGTCGCACGAGCGGCACCACCGTCGGCGACTTCTATCGCTCCACCGACAGCGGCACGACGTGGTCGACGATCACGCCGAGCTCGACGCTCAAGCCGGTGCAGATCACCTCGCTGCGCTACGCATCGGGGCAGTGGATCGCCTCGTCTGCGGTGGCCCCGTACCTCTGGTCTTCGAACGACCTCGTGTCGTGGCGCCCCTTGCGCGCGCCCGTCCCCTCCGACGTGAGCACCTACGCCCCCGCGGTCGACGCGGTCGCGTGGGACGGCGGCGCCTGGTGCGCGGTCGGGCGCAGCTTCGCGTTGCAGTGTCTCCGCGCGGCAGACCCTGGCGGCGCGACCTACGACGGCGAAGACGGCGGTAGCACGCTCGCCGACGCGGGCTACCTGCAGGGCCGCGAGATCTCCGACACCGCACCGAGCGTCGGTGACGCACTCACGTGGAACGGCACCACATGGGCGCCGGCCGCGGGTTCGGGCGGCGGCGGTACGACGCTCACCTTCACCGCGCAGACGCTGGTCACCCTCACCCCCGGTAGCTTCCCGGCCTACGTGCGCCTCAGCGGGCGCGCGCTGCAGTCGAGCGGTTCGGGCCGGTGGCACGGCACCATTGAGGCACAGGTCTACGACTCTGGCAGCGGCGTCTACGCCATCGACGCGGTGCGCACCGAGGGCGGCACGCTCTCACCGACGTGCACCGTCAACAGCGCGACAGGGCAGGTGAAGGTGCTCTTCTCGGTCGCGGTCACGGGCGAGCTGCTCGCGGTGGAGGTCTGAGATGAGCCGCGACCTGAAATCGGCGCTGCTGCCTGTCGGCGCTACGCCCTCAACGATACTCGGCCTCGACGCCGCGGGCGCCCCGGAGGCCCTCTCCGCGGCCGACGCGCGCACACGCATGGGCGTCGACCTCCTGCGCTGGCGCGGCGCATGGGACGTGGGCACGGCCTACGTCGCGGGCGACGGCGTCACCAGCGGCGGGTCGACGTGGCGCGCGCTGCAATCGGTCACGGGCGGCAGCGCCCCGAGCGAGGGCGCGACGTGGACCGTGGCCGCCGCGAAGGGATCGCAGGGCGAACAGGGCGACACGGGTCCGTCGGGCGATGCGCTGGCGTGGCAGGGCGCGTGGGACGTGGGCACCTCGTACACGACCGGCGACACGGTCACGTCGGGCGGCTCGACGTGGCGCGCGCTGCGGTCGGTGTCGAGCGGCGGCAGCGCACCGACGGCGGGCGCGGATTGGGCTGTGGTGGCTGCGAAGGGCGACACGGGCGCGACGGGCCCCGAAGGGCCGGAAGGCCCCGAAGGACCGCCTGGGAGCGGCACCACCTACACGATCGACTGGACGACGGGCACTGCCACGAACGGCAACGGCACCGCGACCATCACCTCGTCGACCGTCGTCACGCTGTCGATGGCGTCAGGCGCCACGGCCGGATACGCGAGCGGCACGTACACGGCGCCGCGCGTGCGTGTCCCGATGCCATCGGGCGTCACGAAGACGGCGTTCCGCGTGACGCTCCGGCTCGCGAGCTTCACCAACAAGACCTCGACCACGACGCCGTGCATTCTGCTGGAGAGCACGGGCGCAGCGGCCTCGAAGTTCGGCCTCTACCTTGCGGGCACCACGATCGGCTCGCAGAACTTCGTGAGCGCCGCGGGCATCACGAGCGGCACGCCCGCGTCCGTGCCTCTCTACGACGGCGATGACTGGGTGCAGCTCACCGTGCGCGGCGGGGTGTTGTCGTTCGCGTTCGCTCGCGGCACAGGGGGCGCGCGCCCGGCCTCGACCGCGTTCCGATCGTGCGGCGCGATCCTCGCCGCGCCGCCCTTCGACGCCG